TACCCAAGGAGGAACGAGTGGAAGGCTTGTTGCGCATGTCGGCAAAGACTTGAGCGCGGGCCTGTTTGGCGCTGGCGGCAGTGGCCTGAGCGACCTGGTCCATCGTCGCGTATTCGACGTTATTGATCACCTGAGTCTGGATCAACATTGAGCCGCCGGCACCCGTAAGCATGGTCTGGCGCTCGCGCTCTTGGTTGCGCTCCCGGACGTAGCTGGTGCTCATTGCCAGGACATCGGCGTTCTCCTCAAAGGCTGCAGAGGAGCTGCGATTAGCAGCGCCCTTGGCCATTGCGGCGTTGGCGTCAGCAAAGTAGGCCGAGACGCCCAAACGGCCGTCGTTGCCACGCTTGAGGGGGATAATGGCTTCCGGGCCAGCCTCGCCCATCAGGCCAAAGCGACCGGCGCCGCCCTCGGCATAGGTGAACATGGTCGGCTTGTTGACCACGCCGCCCATGGCGTAGCGCTTGAGGCCCTTGCTGAAGGCGTTGCCCTGGGCGTTTCCGAACGAAGACAAGGTGGGCGTGTTGCTGATGTCGTAGGAGCTGAAACCTGAAATATCTGGAGTGCTCGACGCTCCTGCGCCGCCACCGCTTGTGCTCGGACCACCCAGCGCCTTGATTACCGCCTGAATAGTGGCGATGGCGATCATCTGGGTGATGACCTTGGCGGCGTACTCAACGAAGTACTGACCCAGGTTCTTAAGGAACTGAGCCATGGCCTGTTGAGCGGTCTGGGAGCCGGTGACGATGTTGCTGAAGGCTTGGCTGATGCTTTCGCCAAACGCCATTGCGGCGCCCTTGAGCTGCTCAAGGGGTTTGGTCATCTTCTCCAGGTCACGCTCCATGCGTGCCACTTCGGTCTCGGCTCCCTCTTTGAAAGTGGGGTCGACTTCGCGGCGGTACAAATCCGCGGCTTCCGCACGTTTACCGGCAAAGCTTTCGCCTGGATACGCCTCTTCAAGGCGCTTGCGTTCACGCAAAATCTTTACACGGTTATATTCTTCTTCATTTATTAGTCCCAATTCGTATTTGCGATCTTCAAGTTCACGGTTGAGGTCTTGCTCAAGCCGCATCTGCTCAATTTTTAAATTGCCAATACCCTTCATCTTGTCAAAGATGAATTTTTCTAAATCGGCTTTTTGTTTAGTAGTCAGTAAGGACTGGGCATCCGCGTAGGCCTCTTCGATTACCGCGTTCATGCGATCGCCGCGTAACTTGGCAAACCGTGCCTCAAAGTCGCTGCGGTCTTTAGCCTGCTTGGCCAAAAATTCGTCAAGTGGGCGCTGTTGTTTACTAATTTCCAGTGCATCTTTGAGGCCGCGGACCATTTCGCGCGCTGCCTCAATCCGGCGGGCCAATTCATTGGCAGCTTTTTTGCCGTTTTTGTCCTTATCGCCGGTGCCGTCACCTGGAGGGGTCACGCCCCCTCCGCCTCCCCCAAAATCAGTAGGGTCACCCTTAGGAAACAGCTCGTCTACGGTGTAGGTTTTTATTCCAGCAAACTTTGCGTACGCTGACGCCGCCCCAGGAGCTAGTTTTAGGAAATTCTGTAGATTAGCGGCACCTAGTTTTAAGGCGGATGTCATTATTTTAAATATAGGGCTTATCTGCTCAAGAAGCGATACGGCTTTCTGCGCAAATTGGTATACACCAAAGATTATGCGCCGTGCTGTTTCGGAGACAATGATTGCTCCGTTTACAAAATTAGTGACAAATTGCTTAATGTACGGGGCAAGATTATTGAATAATTTTACAATAGACGTAAAGAAGTCTTGAGATCCTGCTCCAACTTTTGCAAAGAAACCACCGAAAATTTCAGCCGAATTTTCAAGAGCTATCTGAAGGCGTAGACCGGCTTTTTCAGGCCCTTCAGCAATCTTTTCGGCAACCTTGCCGTACTCATCGCCTTGGGCGCGGGCAAATCGCACAAACTGTGCAATTGTTACTTCGCCTTTTTTAAAAGCTTCTGTTAACTGCGGTAGCGACATATTGTTTGCCGCTGCGAACTTGGCCACTGCGCCGGGCAGACGTTCGCCGATCTGGCCAGAAAGTTCTTCAGCACTCACTTTGCCCTTTGATAGGACCTGAACAGTTGCCCTGATAATTGCGTCAAGATCTTCTTGGCTCTTACCGAAAGCTACGTTTGACGCAATCAGGCCTCTATAGATTGCCTCAGTCTGTTCAAAACTTAAATTATTAGCTCTTGCAGCTGTTGCGATCTGGGCCAGACCTGACACAGCGGGTTTCAGTGAAACCGCGTAATCAGAGCTGACTTGACGAGCCAGTCCAATAAGACGGTTGTAATCGTCTACACCTGTTGACGCTTGAGCCAGAGTCTTTTTGGCAAGAGTCAGTTCAGCGTTGAACTCAGCAACACCGCTTGCCTGTTGACGTAATTGTGAAACTTGCGCACCTATAGCGGCGCCAGCAATGGCACCAGGAGCTCCACCTATAAGGCCGCCCGCCAAGCCGCCAATAGCTCCTTCAGGTCCGCCAAATATGCCGCCGGATAACATACCGCCTGCACCGGCAGCAAGATTCCGACCAACACGCCCCATGCGGCCGCCTTTGTTAAGGCGAGCCAGTTTTCTGTCTACTTTGTCAATCTCATTACCAACCTCTCTATACGCTACTGACGCCGGATTTAAGCTATTTCGCAACGTGGTCCATGCGGACCGCTGACTATTTAAACTGTTGATACTGCCATTTGATGCGGCGGTCGCGGTACGGATGTCGGCGGCGACCTGTTTATACGATCTACCCATAGCGTCGATGTAGCCCCTAGTCCGGGCCATTCCGATATCACCAATCTGCTGGTATAAGCCGCTGATTTCTCTTACTTGGGTGGGAACTTGGCGCGGGCCTGCTTGCCGTGCCTGCTTCTCGCGGTTGCGCCGTATGGACTTTGCAACCGGATCAGTTCCGGCGTACATCCCAAACTGCTCTTGCGTGCCAAGACGGCCACGGATTTGCGCCTTGCGGGCAGCAGTGCCAAACGGATCGGCAATCTCACCTTCAAGTCGATTGATCTGCGCAAGAACCTGGCCGTATTCACGTGACCCAGCCGTCAGATCTCGTAAGTCGCTGCGTAGTTCGCGTACACGCTGAGCAAGCTGAGCTGTCGTATTAGCGCTAGTACTTATGCCTCTTGAGTACTCTTCTGTTATTTGTGCGGCAGTACGAGACTCGACATTGTTGTCAATTTTTGCCCTGGTAGTCGCATTGATAGCGTTCTGTAACCTGGCTTCGATACGAGCTTGCGCTTCAAGTAGTACTTTTAATTGGCCTTGCTCTTCAATGTACTGAGGGTTTATCGCTTTCCCTTCAATAAACCGCTCCGCTTGCGCGGCTTGCTGCAGCTGGGCAACTTTGCCAAACAGACCACCTGGAGTTCGCGAGACAAAGCGACCCTGTGCTGCTCGGAAAGATACTGCTCTTTCAGTAGCATTAGCTTGAGCTTCAGCCTGTTGGAGCCGACGCTCAAACGCTTCAACGTCTCTGCTCAGCTGACGAAATACTCTGCCCCCGGCAGTCGCTTGTTTTTGTAGATCGCTTAAAGCACTAATCTGACCTTTAAGAACAGCAATACTTGCTCCGCCCTCGCGGTTGTACGCAACAAGTTCAGAACGTATTTGTTCTAATGCTGCGTCCGTAATACCTATGGTTTTTTCAAGGCCACGGAATGACCCCTTCAGCTTCTCAAGCTGTTCCTTGCCGTCAAGCTTCAGCCTTAGAAAGATGTCGCTTACCGTCTTAGCCATCGGAGCTCTTCTTGCTGAGTTCGCTCAGTGCTGCGGCCTCCATGATCTGAAGGCCCTCAAGCATGTCGCGGCGGTTGTCGACATTGTAGAGGTCAAATAGCCCTCCAGAACTAAGCAGCACCTCATATTTCAAACCCACGTAGCCGGCCATGCTGGTCGTCCACTGGGTCTGCATACGCATGAACATCATCACGATGTCCCAGTTATCGTCCCAAACCTCAAAATCGTCGCTGCTTTCTTCCTTGGGCTTGGGCAGGACAATGCCAAGAGCCTTGGCATCATCCTGGGAGTGATCCTCGACGCGCTTACCGCCGCCAGCCCAATAGATCGCAGCGTCCTTTAGTTTCCCGACTTGGCGCCTTCAAAGGTATCGGTGTAGGCCTTGAGCACGCCGCGAATCCAATAAGGGTCGTCGCTCAGGTCACGCAGGGCTTCCATCGAGAACGGCACAGCCTTGCCGTCTTCATCGTCGATGCCGTCCCAGCCCACCAGCACAGCCTTGAGCAGGTCAAGTTCGCTCTTCTCGCTGAGCTTCAGAAAATCCTTGCGGCCAACACGTTTGAACGTTGCATCGAAAGTGTTGGTGTCAAAAGTGCCGCCGTCGCTAGGCTCCTCAATACTTACGGGCCACTTGAAGGTTTTGACCTTCTTGCGTACGAACGCCATAAGAAGAAGTAGTAGTTCCGCTTTATCTTACAGGCACAAAAAAGGGCCGCATGAGCGGCCCCGGTGTGGTGTGAGTCCTTGGCTTAGGTGAAAGCCAGAGAAAACTCGTCGTTACCGCTGGTGCTGGGCACGCAGGTATACGGGATGTTGAACATTGCGATGCCGTCCTGGTCTCCGTAGGACACGTCGCCGATGTCGATACGGGTGGAAGCAAAGTCCACGATGTTGCCAGCGGCGGTGCCGTGGGTGAAGTCCAGATTCCCCAGGCTGGTGTCAGTTAGAGCAGCAGCGAAGTAATCCTTCGAGGCGATGTTCACGGCCTCGATGGTGGTCGAGCCAGTGGAGGCACGGTCGGTTAGGAGAACTTCCTTGTCGCAACCGATCAGTTCGCGGTACACCAGGGTGTTGCCGATGTCGAAACTGAAGGACTGCAGGCAGCCAGCGTAGGAAAGGAGCTGGAAGCTGCTGGTGTTGCCGTTCTTGAAGATCAGCGGGGTTGCCTGGTTTGCGAAGGTCGCAGAGGGCAGTGCGCTGTCGTCAGGAGCGTTGTAAACGCCGGTAAAGGTGAAATCGATCGTGGGGATTTCGCCGACGTTGGCGTTGATCACGAACGTGCCACGGCAGCCAGTCACCTTGTGACGCAGACCATCAATGTTGTAGTAGATGGTGACGCTGGAGAAGCTGGAGCTGACGGGCGCGTAGGTGACGCTGGTGGAAGCGACGATGGTTTCGTCAAGACCGCAAGCCTGAAGGGCTTTGCCGTATGCAGGAGCCGTGCCAGCGGTGCCAGAGCCGGTCAGTTCGACGCTGAAGGTGCATTCAACGCGAGTGTTGGCCAGAAGCTGCTCGGAAGCACCGAGGTAGGGGCGAACAACATCGCGGTTGACAACATCACTCTGCTGAGGGGTGATGTTCAGATCCCTTACGAGAACGGCGTCGGTTCCGGTGGGAGTCGGATCCGTCCCGTACGTCGACTCCGTTTCGATCAGGATTAGGCGTTTCCGCAGGAGCAGAGCCATCGGTGGTTACCTCGAATGGTGTTGGGGGAGACGTGCGCTTGATTAACTTGCGCTCGCCCGTTTCCGGGTCCAGCAGGTAGCTCCCGCCTTCACCACGGTGTTCATCAGTCATGGTAAGTCGAGTGACTTGTTAGGCCCAAGTCTAAATCGAGTGATTTATTGGGTCAGATCAGCAACTTGAGTGCGGTAACGCACGTCGTATTCGCAGAAAATGACGCCTGCCGGTTGATCAGCTTCGACAAAATTGAATGTGGTTTGTGCGGGCTGTACGTCAATCGCTTCACCGCCCAAAGTCAGGTCTGCCATCACTTTTGAGTGCAGACTTTCAATAATCTCGTCGGCGCTTTGGTCCGGCACCGTTGCGCGGACAATCACGCTGATCCGCACCCTAAGGGTCCAATCCAGCGTCGGCAGTGCTGTGTTTTGAACCGGGGTATCCGTAAGCGGCTCGACCACTAAGGCTGGTGATTCGCCACGAGACATCGGTTCGACCCGGCTTCTGTAAATGCGCGTGCCAACACCTGTCGTGTCCGTGAGGGCAGTTCGTATTGCTGAAAGGATGTCTTCGCGCTTAGTGGTCATGGTTTTGCGTACAAAGAGCCAAACGGACCAGGGTCAGGTCTCCCATTAACTATGGCCTGCGCACGTCTGTAGATATGACAATCGGTCTTACCAGCTGCCTCAAGAGCCTCTAAGACCTTGACCCAGTTTTTGAAGGTTTTGCGGTCCATAGCCCTACGCCTTGACCTCTATTGCACTTATTCTTCCGCGTTGAAATTGAATCGTCGTTGTATCACCAATGTTCGCGACATATAAGGCAACCTCATCGCCATCTGCCAGCTCAATCATCCAAAAGCAAAACAATTTTGCAATCTGCCCCGTAGACCCACTAAAAGCGCGGCACTCAGACTGATCAATGCCAACGCCATTCTTGGCCAGCTTGATGCCAAGCGTGTGGTTGTTGCCGGCATAGGCGTCCATGCTCGCTTGCACCATAAACAGCTTGGTGGTGCCGCTGTCATTCTTCAAGCCAAACGTATCGCTCGTTCCAAGCACCACCTGATAATCCGTTGCGCTATCAAAAGTCGCAGTCAGACCAGTGCTCTGATATGTCCCGGCTTGCGCAATTGCAATCGTGCCAGCAGTTGTCTTGCTTGCTTGACCTCGGGCCAGTACACCTTCGATGTAATAGCTCAAGCTTGCCCAAGCCGTCGTACCATCTCCAACCTTGTAACGACGAGTATCAGTCTCGATACCCATCTCACCAGCCAGCAGCACTGGATTAGCCGCCGTCCAAGCTGCAGCAGTACCGTTGCGAAGCTTGAAGCGCGTAATCGTGTCGCTCATGGCACACCGCCGTCGAGTACGTTTCCGGCCACATACTCAGTCGCAGGGCCGCCTCCATCAAGGATAACCGTGCTCTCTGTATCGACTCCATCACCATCGAGCACCGCCGGCACCACATCAGCCAACACAGGCGTCGCACTGCGTTGCAGCATCAAATCACAAAACTTCCCATCATCAAGCAGCTCAACAGATCGCACCGTATATGGCAGTCCATCTACGTTCACACCAGTGCCATATTGCAAATCGCCAAATTCACTTGCAAGACAAGTGACCTTGTAGTCAGTCGTCAGCACCACCCCATCAGCAACCATCTCGCTTGGCATATCAAGAATTCCAAGCCCACTTGCTGATCCAGACGAAATCGGTACGCCAAAATCAGCGAGAAACACACTTAGGTCCTCGGTGAATGCCATCAGCAATAGCAGGCCCGATGCCGGGGTAGGGCGGAAACAAATGAATTCTAGCCTGTATTAGCCGGGGACACTACGAGGGCGGCTAGAAGATGCTGTAGTGCGCGTTGATATTGGCTTCGATGGCGGCGCGGTTGGCGGATTGATCTGAGGGGTAAAGTACAACCTCCTGCAAATTAATGTATGTAAAATCGTCTGCGACGGGCCGTGCTCCTAGGGCTATTGAAACAACACTTGTCGTGGATCTACCTAAATTTGGATCATTGCCAACTATTCCGTTGACAGTAAAGGTGTTGGTCAAGGTGGACCATTTAACTACGTCTGAAACAAGAGACTGTGACTGACTGGTAGTATCAAAACCATTAGCAACAACAGTAGTTGGTGTTGTTTGTATTCTTGTAAAATATCCGCCACTTCTAAAGCCGTAAGCCACATAATTGTATAAGCTGTTTAACTCCGACGAAAACTGGCCCCAAGCACCATCTTGTGTTGCTGGATTTGTTTGCGGTGAAATAACCGTAAACATGCTTAGATCTTGTGTAACATCTATCAAGCCGGTTGAACCTAGGAGGCTGTCATTGAAATATATTGCAGGCTTACTGTTTTCAGTAATAACACTTCCGTTATCAACAATTTGTGGTTGAAGACCGTAGGATGATTGAGTTACATCACTACTATTCCCACTCTGGTCATACCAAGTCCGCACAAAGCCGTTATTACCAGCTCCAACCCACGCAGCCAGCGTTCCGTCACTCACTTCTGTAGCGGTAAAGTCCTGCTCGGCGTCGTCGTTATCGCGGCGGACTCGGACAACCGGGGCGTTTCTTAATAGGCTTAGATCACGCAAGCTATAAGCCGCCGCAGCTCCACTGAACTCATCCAGCAGTCCTTTGTTCTTCTGAGTCCCCGTAATAATCCAGCTCATCGCAACACCTCCGTTTGATTAGTGGCAGTGACTAATAGGTCGTGGTTTGTGTAGGTCATGGGATTGCCACTCCGATTGCGTTGATGAGGTCGGTGACGCGGGCGTCGAAGAGGGCTAAATCTAGGGCTTCGCCGATGGAGTAGAAGGCGAGGCGAGAGTCGGTGAAAGCCGTTGTACCGTCCCTGCTGAACACAGAGATATTTGAGGTTTGGGGGGTTAGTGATATACCACTCTGAAAATAAGTCTGGCCGCCTTCTCTGACATCAAACCCTGCTGAAGATGACCTAGACGCAGCAATAAAATCTACAATCGTTGTAGAACCCACATACTGAACAGTTGAGTTGACGGTGGCGGCAAGTGTCGTGGGGGTTGCGAATGTCAGCCGCGAATGACCGCCTCCGAAGCCAGATGAAATTAAATCACTCGATGCCACTCCGGGCTCTGTAAGATAAATCGCTAAATGCTTATCATTCTGGCCTTCAGCGTTGTTAGCCCTATTGCTATCCAGATACTTCGTGCTTCCATCCCCTAGCAATCCCGTCTCTC